AACTGCTTCAACAATTAAGCCTTTGTCATGCTCATATCTTTGAGCAAACTCTTCTCTTAATTCTGCTGTAAGTTCCTCACGGGCTTCGGCAAGACGACTCTCCCAGGCCTCAACGATACTAGAACGAACTTCTTCGTTAATATCGCTAGACTCGATAAGGTCTTTAAAATTTACTGCCATAGTAGTCTCCTACCTCAATTTTAGTTCGTTAATAAAATTAACGATTTGTTTACTTAGGTGCTTTTCTGCACTTTTATCGTGTGTATAGTCTTTGGCAACATCATAAATCATGCTACCACCACGCATATTAAATAAAGACTCATAAATGGTCTTTGGATAGGCGTCCGGGGCACTTGGTTGGGCAACTATATCAACAGTAACAATATCAAAGTCGGATACTTTTCCGCTTTCATTAACGTTACCGCTCCCTCTACTAGATACTCCAAGTTTTGCACCTGCTTTAAGTAAAGCCTTTGCAATATTCCCCATTGGTGTATCAATTATTTTTAATTTACCTAGACCATCTGAGCCATTGCATTGCATTTCTGTAATGATATGGCTCACTCTGTCTAAGTTAATTTGTAGTTCTTCTGGATGGTCTAATTCGCCCATCACAGTTTCACCTTTTTGTAACCTTGTAGTTACGTTTTCAACAGCACGTTGTATTTCATCCTTTGGATAAACTCTTCCATTCTGGTTCTTTACATCACCTTGAATAAAAAGTCCTTGCATAAAAAGGTCTTTTCCGTCATTAGATTCGAGTAACTCGATTCTATTGGCTTCCGGTCCTAAATATTCATATAACTTACGCACTATCAAAAACTCCTAGTAACTAATTAAGCCTTTTTAGGCTCAACTTTTAGATTGGATGACGCACCGCTGTCGCTTGGGTTAACATCACCGTGGTTTCCTTCGCTACCATCTTTTGCTTTCACAGGCGCACCTGCTCCTTCAACTTTGGAATGCTTAGGTGCTTTAGTGAATGGTGATTCACCTTCGCCTTCGCCACCTTTTGGTTCTGCAACGTTATCAGATAACTTAGTTGCTTCTTCAACAACTTCTTCGTCATCTTCTTCGACAACTTCTTCGTCTAAATCGTATTCTACTGATTCTTCTTCCATTTCCATGTCATCCATTTCTGGTTCCATGTCCATTTCTGCATCCATTTCTGCTTCTTCACCATCTTCGTCTTGGTCGCCTAACAATTTTTCAAATTCAGCTCTAAGATCTTCAAGTTCGTCTTCAAGTTCGTCGACTTTGTCTTCTAACTCTTCTTCGCCCTCTTCACCAATCTCATCTGATTCGATTTCATCGTCTGCTTCTTCAACGTCTGATACAAAATCTGCTTCTGGGTCTGCAACATCAATAGTTTCTTCAACAGCGTCTTCTTCAGATTCTTCAGATTCTTCAACAGCGTCTTCCTCAGATTCCTCTGATTCTTCAACTGCTTCTTCTTCTGATTCGTCTGCTTCTTCTACTGTCTCTTCTTCTGTTTCTGATTCAACTACTTCGTCCTCGTCTAAGATTCGCTCGTACTCTGCTCGAGCAGTTTCAACGACATATTCGTGAAGTAGCTCTTCGGCACGCTCGTTATCTTCAGCAAGTAGGAATTCTAAAACTTGTTCTAGTTTACTGCGTTCTGACATTATGAGCTCCTATTATAATATTATAATTTAAATTATTTGTCCAATCGTGGACATATACATAATATAGTGTTAATACTTATTAAAAGATGTGTTTTTACTGTAAAAACCTGTCAAAACGACTCATTTTTTACAGAAATGTGAATGTGCCTTTGTAAAGTTGTGTACAAATGCAGTGTGAAATAAATTTGTTGTACCGTTATTTATGCAATTCGTACTTATTAATATGCTTTATAATTTCTCTTGCATACTGTACATGTGCTTCGTGTGTTAGGTGATTATCGCACCATGCTCCATAACTCCTATCCCAATTGCCATATACTTCTTCAGTGACATATAAGTAGTCTGCTATGCCGCCATCAAATAAATTTTTATCATCTAACTCCCAACGCATGTGTACATCGTTTACCAAAGGCATTGTGGTGCCTCCGTCGTCATCTACAATCTCGTCATAACCTTCTGCCCATTCAAAAGTATTAGGGCTAAAAACAAAATTTATGCCTCTTTTTTGGAGTTTAAATAACAAGTTTTGCAGAATAAGGCTTTGCTTGTGTCTTTCTATATCAGGATTAAACCAGTAAATAATGTACTTTTTTAGTGCGTCAAAGGCTTTTTGATCCATAATATCTTTATATCTTTCATATAAATTATGGTCTTCTAGTTTGCCTGATTCGGGACAATCTATAAACATTGTGCCAAAACTGTCTATGAGAATTGTGGGATCATATGTGCCTTTTTCAAAACTTGGATGGTCTTCATCTCTAAATTTTTCGCCGGGGGCCATGTTCATATCAACATTATCCCAACCTTTAGCGGACATATATCGCTTTTTATTTTTGTATTTTAATTCAGTTCTAGTTACAGTAGTAGCATTAATAAGAACAAGGTCTACGTCTTTTAAATTATCTAAAATATATTGTATTTGTAATGCTATACCAAAATTGCTACATGCAGGTTTGGCTAGATTAATGTAGTCAGCATTGTAGTAACTTGCTATCAAGTTACCAAATTCTGTATCTGGGTATTCTTTGTCGCGACAACTCCAACTGCAACCGCAAACAGCGATTTTCATTTAAAAACCGTCGCCGCCTGCTTGGCCTTCTTGTGGTTTTGCGTACATCATTGCGGCAAATTCTGCTTGTTCGATATTCTCTTTTTTCTTAAGTTCTCGATATTTTCTTAATTTGCCTAATGTTTCAAGTGTGAGGCGTCCTTTTCGAGTATCATCGAAATCTCTATTAGCACTTCTATCCTTTTGTGGATCGTAAAATTCAACTAGCCTCATAATTCTGTTCCTGGTGTAGCAGAGTTAGGGTCTGCTTGAGCAACATCTGGTGTTACTACTTCAGTTGAAGGATCAGGGATATCGTCTAATGGTGTGTTTAAATCCAAGTCTGCACTTGGACCAGGTCTAACTCCAACGTTTCTAAGACCTATACCTTCAATATCTTGTCCTTCTGTATTGTATTTATTTTCTTGTTTCCAATATAGCTCGTTATCTTTCATTTCTTCATCTGTTAAACCAAGATATTTTTTAAGTTTAAATTGTTGTGATAGATAAGGAACTGCTTCTAAACTTGTAAACAACTGAGCTCGTTGTGTATCCATATCTAATTCTCTATAACTGCTAAAGTTTTGTGGAATTGTAAATTCTAAATTAAATGTGCTGTTGTCAATCTCAACACCTTTAAATTTAAGATACATCTTAAACTCTCTGTCTAAGTTTCTAATAACCTGTCTTTGCAATCTTTCACAATACTTTGAAAATTGATGTTCTTGTATATATGCTACACCAACTTTACCATCATTGTGTTGTGCTGTACCATCGTCTGGTCCAGTTGGTAGATAAGAACTTGGAACTCTTAAACCTCTTAATAACTTGTTATTGAAGTATTTCAAGTCATCAATTTCACCCAAATTATTACCGCCTGGTAATGTGTCAACTTTAGAACCTCTACCATCTGCCGTTTGAGCAAAGAAATAATCTTCTAACATGCTCATTGGATTGTAAGCCGCATCTGCTACATTACTACCATCATTCTTTTTGTTAGGTACACGTTTTTGTTGTACTTCGTATTTGATTTTTTCTAAGTATTGTTGTGCTTTATGCGGAGGCATGTTACCAACGTCAATAAAGAACACACGTCTTTCAGGTGCTCTATGCACTCTGTAAATAATAATACTATCTTCAAGTAATTCTTTTTGTTTGAATACTTTAAATATTGGCTCTAAAACACTGATACCAAAGGGCCAGTTATGATCCATGCCTTCTGTTAAACTAACATGCACCACGTGTTGTGCATCAACTGGTACACCTTGGCTTGCACCTTGACTTGGATCATTTTGTAATTTATAATTTCCTGCACTAGCACCAATATTACCACCTGCTAACATTCCTCCACCTGCACCATATGGTCTGGTGTGAATAGCCGCTGGCGATGTTGCCGCTAATTGTTCAAAGTTTGCTTCAAGATTTTTTATAAAGTAAGTTTCAATCTTTTTGCCTTTGCTTTCGTTTACAACAACTTTTTCAACATTTGCTGGATCTGTCCAATACAGTTTATAAGTTTCTGGATCTCTGATTAAGAACTGGTCTCCGTACTTTAATGTGCTACGGAACATTTTAAATGCTCTACGATTTAAATCATTCAGTTTGCACCACTGCTCTAGTGTTTTACTGAGAATTTTCATTTCAGTTTCACTAGGATCTTCATTAAATTTAAAAATGAAAGGTTGTTCTGTGTAATCGTCTGCTTGAGTAGAAAACTCTGCAATTATGTCTAGTGCCGCATTGATTTCTAAATCATTGTCCATTTGGTCATATTGGACATATCTCATAAGTCTGTTAGGTGATCCTGCATACACTTCAGGAAGCCAACTACTGTATCTA